CCTTTCGTTTTGCAGTCAATTCTCCGAATCGAGCTACAGCACGGCTACCCAGCTTGTCAGCTAGTTCGCGCAAATCCTCCTCGGACATATCGTCCAAGTCCAACTGTGAAAGAACATCTTCGGATTCTTGGGATTCTTCTGATGGTTCCTCGGATGCTTCTTCTTCTTCTTCGGTATTTACCGATTCTTCAGATGCTTCTTCAGTTCCCTCTTCCGTTTCCTGCTCAGGGTCTTCTTGGGGTTCCTGCTCTTGGGGCTGTTCAGTCCCAGGAGTAAGCTCACCAATTCGTCGCTGTGCGAAATCCGTGACGGATATATTTGATTTTTCCACTGATATTTTACCTGCCTCAGCGTCAGCAGTTGCTATTTCTTCTGTCATAATTATTCCACTCATTAACGCCGAGCGATGGCGATTTTTGAATTATAACACAGGTAGTTACATACGGTCAGAATGCTTCCTTGAAAGCTCTGACCAGTTGACTAACTGCAGTATTTGGTCATACGTAATTATACGACCAGAAACTTGTTGGATATTGTCACTGGTTGCTTCGTGTAACTCAGCGATGGTTTCCTCCCGGAGTTCGTGAACCATCTTAATAAATCGAGCGAACGCCTCGTAGTTATGAAGCGTCTTTATATCGTCTTGTATTTGCATATTACTTGGACATCTTCATTAGTTCGCTAGAAACATTTTCCATACGTGGACCAATGCCTCGGCGATTAAGTTTAACTCGATTTATGTATTCATTATTCCTAAGGAACTCTTTGGATGCTTCTTCAAATTTTCCTTCATTTATTAGCCTAATAGTCTTTGGGCTACCCTTTTTTCCTCCAGTAAGCGATCCTCGGTAAAACTCGCCGAAAAGTGCTGTTTGAGCAGATGCCGGGAATGAATCAAACTTAGGTATTAACTTTTGAATTTGTGGAATCCGTTCAGCAATGTCTTTTTGGAAAAGCAAGGCAGCATCCTTCCGTGAAATTGTTTGTCCCTCCTTCACATCGGGTCCGTAGTGGCCGTGTCCTAGGGTAAGGTATTTTTCTCCAGCCCCTCGTCGAGCTACTTCATCAAATCCCTCGAACGGCAATAGGTAGTTGCCGAATGCTTTAATCCTATTATTTTGAGATATTGCCGCAGCTCGCCTATTAGCTTGCTCTTGTAATGATATATTTTCTAACATAATTAAATTACTGAGTAGTAATATTGCCCATTTGAGCTGGCTCCGTTCCAACCCTACCAATTTGAGCGTTCTGGGCTTGTTGCATCTGGAATGTATATTGACCAATGTATTTTTGCAAACGAGCCGCAAACGCCTGGTCAGTCTGTAATCTTTGTGCAACGTCGGGTTGTTGTGCATATTGTTCCACTACTTGGAGTGCGATCTGTGCTCCCGAAGGTCTAGCTGGCATTTCGATACCAGCAAAGATTTTAGCTAGGTCATCAGTAACTTGTTCAACAACTTGTTGTTGTGCGCTTTCTACTGGTTGTAGGACAGCATCAGCCATTACTGGATCAATGCTTGCTGCGGCGACATCTAAGAGACTATCTACGTTCAGTCGGTTGTTGGCATTCAGTTGATTCAACGCAACGAACTGCTGTAGTTTCTTCTCAACAGTCTCTGGGTCATTGTTCTGAACGTCGAAGTTAACCATAATGTCAAAGTTCTCGTCAGGGTTACCCTTGTCGAATGTTTGAGCATCCGGCACACCAGTTACACGGAAGAATACTTCGTCAGGACCAAAGCGTTGGAAGCACTTGTAAGCCATCTTTATTACCTCAGCTGTATGGCTAAGGAACTTGTCCACTAAGAACTGCTGTCTAATTTGGCTAATCTGTGATCCTTCATCCAGTCCTACTAACTTATCCGATAGGGTAAGTAAAGTGTTCTCCATTTCAATAGAACCAGTAGGCGGTGGAGGTGTAGGAGCGAAGTCCAAGTCCCCCTTACGGCGATACGGTATCATTCGACCTGGTCCCCAATCATTAGGAGCCTGACCTACTGGGTGCAGGATCGGAGGCAGTGTAGCCAAGCTGTTGCGGTCAACTCTTGAATCGCGCTCAACCTTGACTTGATTCTGTATACCTCGAAGGATTGAAGGAACAGTAGTTGTGTCATACAGGCGCTTGCTGTCCTCTGATAGTTTTGTTACTACTACGGGGTAATCCTCGTATCCATTCAGTAATTCAAACTTAGCGTATCCCGGAACCTCTGAATTACCACTGAACTCCTTGTGAAATACTGTGCAATAAATGCCTTCAGCGCCATCCTCTTGGTCAATAAGGCGTTGATAAGCGTAGCAGATTTCTACTAATTCATCAGCCTCGTAAGCATTATCAGATAGGCTTAGGCTTCTGCGACCTTCTTGTTCGCGCTCAATGCTGTCCACATTTACACCTCTGTATTTAGAGATGATGTAATCAACGAAGTCCTCGTCCCATCCATCGGTAACGACTTTATTCTCTAGTTCCTGTGGTGTGTAGTAGGTTTTCCAGAAGCAGTAAGGTGCTCGCTGTGGATCAGTAACATATGGGGGAAAAAAGAAATCACCATCAGGAGCAAGTGTTTTAACATCAGGAGCGTTGACTTGTCTACGAACAATAGGAAGTTCAGCTACTCCAGTCTTTCTTAGTTCACGTAATGCTTTCTTGGCTCGTTTCTTTGTTGTCCCCTCAAAGGTTGCTTGAAGCAAGGTAACTAGCTGTTCATCGTCTTTCCCATCCTGTATCGCTACAGCGACTTCCGGGCTAACTTGTGCAATCTGATTAATATCCAGTTGTTGCAGTATACGCCTATCTTCCTTCTGCCATCCAATATATGTAATCAATATACCTCGCTCAAGCAAATAATTGGCACCTAGTTCCATCTCGCGGTGAAATCTAGGTATGTATCCAGAGGATACCATCCACTTTAAAAATCCAGAAACAACGCGACTTCGAGCTATATCTCCACTTTCCACAGGAAATGCTCTTACGTTGGCTCGGTTAAGGGATGCCATAAATAATGATACAAGCCTAGTAATGCGCTCATCAATAAGATGGCACTCCATATCGGACGCACCTTCCCAAGGGAAAGCATCAGCTCCGTGCTTGCGGTGGTCACGGCTCTTGCCGGGCCAAAAGTTTCTGCGGTCATCGTAGGATGTACGGCAGAGGTCAAAGTATGCTTCTAGCTCAGTGACCGTTTGGTCATAGGCTAGACGGAGGGTCTTAATATCTGGCTCCTCCTGTAAATATGTAAGGGATTCTGAAACGCTATCAGTTATCATTTTGGGATTCTAATCTTTTGTGCACGGATTTTAACAACCGAATTGTATAAGTAGATGATACGCCTATTGTATCACATAGCTCTGCATTTGTCATTGGAACCCTGGTCTCGTGCAATACATAACGTCTAAGCATTTCCCAAGCTGCGAACCTATCAACCTGTTCCCTGCACCACTTTCTATTTAGAGTAATATCAGCGTCCTTTTCGCACATAGCGGTAACTCGTTCCCTTGTTGTCCGATATTGCCTCGAAGGTAATAACCTTCCCTATTAACTTACCTTGCCACTTCCTGGGGACAAGCATAGGAACCCTTTTTCCAATATCTTTATTGTATACGTAGTTATACCTAGGATTCGGGCATTCTCCTAGGACTTGACCTAGGTAATGCTTGGGTATAATCTCCTCAATCATTAAGGAATCCTCAAGAATAGCCGTGCCTTCCTCGGTTACCCAAGTGTTCCTGCCAGTTCCAGTCAATGAACCCTCAGGTAGCTTTTCTTCAGCTATTCGCATAGCTTCCTCGAACTCCACCTCTTGTTCGGTGGCAATCTGTATTAATCTTTTTTTAGGCATTAGTAACCTCCTTTTGATCTAGTTGTTGTTTGCATTTCGTTTATTGTAAAGTAATCCGGACCCATCCCAGCATTTGACATTCTAAAATATCTAAGAGCATCAAAGAAGTCCTTCAGGGCTTCGTCGGATTTACCTTGTGAATTGTAGTTAATAATACTCTCTATTAAGTTACCGCAGTCCTGGTGCACGTAGCACCTTGGTCTATTGGCTTCATCTACATCGAAGTTCGGGTTGTAATTGAACCACTCGTCCAGTGCAGTGCAACCAATCTGCTCAGTCTGACCATCGGATGGTAAGAAACTCATACCGTAGTCATAGAATCTAGTAAAAAGATCAACATTGCTCTCATTCTCCTTAGCAAAGAACCTGGAGTCCCCGATGCGCTCCATAACATCTATGCCTAGATCGTCCTCTATTTCTTTGAATAACTCCACGTATCCTTCTACGTCGTAGCCAATCTTCTTAGAAGCGGGTCCGTATCTCCACTTGGGGTCACCGAACAATGCCCATTCACCGTATGTGTCCCTGTCGGGCCACTCCTTGCGTATAAATATTTCATCCTCCTCGGATACTCCAGCCCAGAGGGCTACGTAGTTACGAGCAAAGGCGGGGTCAACTATCTGATACCAAGTCAAGGAATCCTTTTCCGGGAACTTAATGCCGTGCTTGTTGGGCTCATCCGTTACTACATTCAGCTCAGGAGTAAAGTTAGGGAGCAGTGAAGTCATTGACTTCGTAGGTAAGCCGTAGGCACGAACCATTATCTGATCCTCGCTGGAGTTCTTTAAGTCCTTGGCTATACGATCATATCCCCCGAACGGGTTCTCA